AGGACTCTGCTTTGTTTACATTGAATCTATTGAGATTAATCATTTAGAGCCACCACCTTCTGGTCCGAGTAAGCCTTGACTTAACATACCAAGTCTATCTGATGCGTCAGTAAGGATAATCGCAAGATTACCCTTCGTAGCACTTAACTTTCTTGCGGCACTTTCTACTGAGATACGAGCAGACTGTAGAAACTGTGCTGCGCGTTTAGGGTCAGCCACCTTCGGAGCAGAAAATAAACTTACCTTCGCCTGTGCTAAATCGTTTGCTGCTGCGATATTATCTGTTTTACCAAAGACAGTATCAATGTCTTGGCTTACGGAATTAAGTTGCTTTGGCAGATTTTCAAGTAAAGCCCTACCTCCAGCGCCATGCGGATTATGGGTGCGCTGGTCATGGGTTCCGTGTTTAAGCACGGAGTAGCCAGTTAGATTTTTTTTTAGGATAACGAACATTTAATCTCTCGCGTCAAGCCCAAGACCTTGTTCAAGGTCGGCCATAACCCTACTTATACCCTCTGAAATATCTGAGTCATCCGCAGCAACAAACGCTCTTTCTAACTTCTTGTAGCCACTTGTTAGTTTTTTTCTTTTCTCACCGAGGTCTTTGATTTTTTTAGAACCCTCAAAGATATCTTTCGCATCCCGTAAATTCCCACGCATACTCCTTGCGCCACGAACATCAGGGCTGTTTACACCTAGCCCAGAATTGAGCAACCCTGTTTCTATGTCTTCTGCTTCGTTCGCGAGGCTTTGTGTATCATTTTCAGCGCGGTATGCTAGACCAGCGAGTTCTTCTTTTTCGTTCGCTCCACCGATTCCAATTGTCCCAGCAGATTCACTAGAGCCACCACCACCACCACCACCGCCACCTTTACGGCCATGTGTTTTCTGGTCGTGAGAGCCGTGTTTTTGTAAGGTTTCATCTTTTGATTTCACAACTCCCCTACCAAGCGCACTAGCCATACTACTTAAGTCTTTAGCGGTATTGAATAATCTCTCTGCTTCATTGTTGTAATTTTCATTTTCAAACTTAGGTATTGCGCTTTTGATGTTATCAACTGCTTCTCGTATTTGCTCTGAGGCTTGTGCTGTGTCTGCTTCCGTAGCACGACCTAACGCTCTTTTAGCGTCTCGTAATTCATCATGCGCCTTGCTTAATTCTTTTGTATTAGTAGGTACATCTTTTGAAAACCGACTTATGTCGTTACTTTTACTTTGAATTTGATTTTTGGTTTCGGCGCTAACTGCTCTCCCTAAAGAATTACTCCCTTTGCCTCCGCCACCACCACCCTTGCCTCCTCTGCCATGAGTCTTTTGGTCATGAGAGCCATGCTTAATTACCTCAGTTTTAACCATGCGACCAGCAGCACCAGTTAATCCTAGAAGACCTTGCTTCTCAACCGCGTCCACGATTTGCGCATAATCTTCATCTGATAAGTATTTAAG